ATACCGTTCTTTTCTTTGTAGCGACACACATACTTAATGATGTTGCCCTCCAAGTAACCGAGTTTGTTTGCGACTATAAAGTCCCAAGGCTGGATATCAGTCTGGTAGTGAGTACCGCTGACTTGCCTATCATTTGCTTGCATTTACTTACTCCTTTTTTTATACATTTCAGGTTTGTCTTTTCTCCAACCTCTGTTTTTCTTCTGACTAACCACCCGTGTGTTTGAGTCGTTACCACTACCGCCCTTAGCTAAAGGTTTCTTATGGTCAACGTCTTTACCGTCTCCCTTTTTAACTGTACCTTTAGCTAGTGCGTGTCGTCGTGCTTTGTTCTGCAACACTCGTTTTGCTTGTACACTTGGTTTCTTGTTGTATGCCGCCTTGGTTTTAAGCGACTTAGCTGATGTTTTTGGCATCTATTACCTCCTTAACTTGTTCAACGTCGTCAACTACGATAGCAAGACCTTCGGCTGCATTGATACCTGCAATCTCTCTGTCTTGGTTCGGAGTCGTGTTCTTTAACTTCCCCGGTGCCTTAGTTTCAAAAGCCATGAATCGACCTTTGTAACATACTAAGATGTCGGGACATCCCGAACGTCCCATGCCGTTTGAAACCGGCATGTAGTACCACGCACCTATTGATACTAAATACTCTTTGACTTTCTTTTTAACTTTACCTTCAGGTGTCATACCCATAATCTATACTCCACAAAATTCACATAGCTTACTACCGACCGGGCACCAATTGCGACACAGTCCTGACGGTTTGGCTTGCCACTTATCGGTGTCAAATGCAATACCTAAGCGCTCAGTTCTAGGCAAGAACTCTGCCCATATCTCTGTGATGTCCTCACGCGTGTAGGTCTCCTTATCGAACTTACCTACCTTAAGCCAAATGAAGCCGCACACTATCTTCTCCACCCAAGGGTAATATATGAACGCTAGTGCGGCGAACAGCTTCAGTTGGTCGGAGTCGGGTTTATGTTTGCCCGTTTTCCAATCTAATAAGTATGCTGTCTTGGAACCAACGACACCGATGTCAACGATACCTCTACACCATACGTCCTTCGCCATCCACTTGGTAGGCTTGAAGTTGTTGTTGATAGCCATACGTTGCTCAACGATACGCTTGCCTTCGTACGTGAATATCTTGTCCACGTATTTAGCGTACTTTTGTAAGTCCGCCGGTAGTCTTGCTTTCTTGTTGGCGTAGTCCTCGAGGTGCTTGTGTACTTTGTTACCCCAAAGCGATGCTTCGTGTTGTTTCTCGTGAGCCTCTTTAGTTACTCGTGTCAGTTGGTATCTACGTGGGCACGTCTCGAACGCTGTTAGCGCTGAGTAACTCCACGGTTTAGTTAAAGTCGATTTCATCCGGTTCCTCATCCTTATGTTCTTTTATGCACTTGTTAAGGTAGTAGTCAAACGCGTCATCATAGTCAACGCCTTGTACTGCTACGCGGTCTGCATAATCTTCCGCCATTTCTTCACATTTTTCTAAATAATCCATTTCTTTCCTCAATGTTCTAATTGGTTACTCCCCCGAGCCTCTAAAAGAGTGTACCCTACACTACAGGTACTGTGGAACAAATAGTGTTTATTTTGCAGCGCCGTACGTGTCAGCTATGTCTCCTTCGCTCCACGTAAGTAGTTCCGGCCACCATGTTGGAGGCGTTCTCATTATGCGTTGTACTGAATCGAGTGTATCTTGTGCTTCATCTTCGGGTACAACGTAAACTAGTTCGTCGTGCACCATCAAGGCGGGTATGAGTCCTAACTCGGACTGCACATCCAAGGCGTTATCAGCGATTACATTCCTAGCGAGGTGTTGAACAATGTTCTCAACAATCTTACCGGCATAAATCCTAGCCTTGTTACGTCCCTCTCCGTAGATAAACTCACTTCGTCCCGTTTCCTCGTTGACTTCGGTGCGCAGATTAGGGTAACGAATTACACCTTTCGGAGTTTGAAGTCCTTCCGGCGTTGGATACACCATACCCCAAGGGTCTACTGCACCCCCTTGCGCCCCTCTCATAATAGTAGGTAGCACGTTGTGACATCTTCGCCACGCTTGGGTTATATCTGGGTAAGCCCTTCGCCACGTATCTACAATGTCTTTAGACTCTAGTAGGTCGATGTTTACTCCACCCATAAGCTTCGCTACCTTTTGGAACGTAATGTGTCCGGCTCCAAAACCTAGCCCGAGGTGGGCGACTTTACCTACTTGTCTCTGTTGTTTCGTCACAGCGCCCTCGTCTACACTATATAAGGTAGCGGCGAACTCTTTGTAGAGGTCAGCGTTCTCAGGGTCAGCTTGGAACAACTCCATGCTTGAAGGTACCTTCCACAAGAAGTGGTTAACCCTCAACTCAATACCCGATAGGTCAGCAACAACTACCTTGTACCCTGGCGGTGCTATAAGAGAGTTTCGTAAAGCATCGGATAACTTAGGGTCATAGGGGTTAATACGTGGGAGGTTTTGTGGATTGTATCCCCACCCCGACCATCTACCCGTTGTATCTGCCCCATAGTATTTCAAAGGGATAGGTACTTTGTTCTGTGGGTGTGCCCCGGCGGCGACTAGGAACGCTTGAACTCGTGTACGTAGTATTGTACTCTTGGCGTCTAGTCTTGCGTTAGCGGCCACAGCTACCAAAGGGTTAGGGTGTTCTTGTAAAGCTATGAAGTCTTCGTCGGTCTTAGCTAGTGCCGGTATCTCTTTACCCGTTCGCTCCGATGTTTTCATAGGGACTTCTATTCCTAATGTCTCTAGGAACTTACCGAACTTCGGTGCCGATGAAAGTAGTTTTAGTACCGCTTCGACCGCTTCGTCGTCGTCCATGCCTAATTCAAACACGTCCATCTGTTTGGCGGCTTCTAGGAGTGCCATACGCTTTCTCTCAACTTCTTCCACTAACGTGTTGTTCAGTAGGTCCACATCACAGTCGAACGTTGGCTCAACGAGTGCTCTAATTGTCATGTCTATAAGCTTCACCTCGTCGCGCTTGGTCTGGGGTATGAGTCGTAACAGCAGTCCGTAGCACTGGTCCACGTCTTCCTTGTTGTATCTACGCATACCTACAATCTCTTGCTCAGTAAAGTCACATAAGTGTCTGCCTTTCGTTTGTAGCAGGGCGGAGTTGTCTTTGTACCCAAGCCTATAATGAGTTACTAGTTTAGCTAACGATAGTCCTACGTCTTTCGCATGGATAGGTCGTGCCATTGCTAGCGTACAACCCCATAGTTTTGGTTTGATGTTCAGCCTCCACGCTAAAATCATAGAGTCGAACCCGGATAGGTTATGCCCTACTACCCAACAGTCAGACCAATCTACTTTATTGCAGTAGTCCTTAACATTCTGTTCACCGAATACAACTTCAGTATCCCCGTCGTCGAACTTAAACGCACAACTGATTATCTCTGTGTCGGGGTGCATACAATACGCAATAGGTGACATCTTGGTTAGGGAATGACCTACGTCCCAAAACGTCTCTAGGTCTAATGTACATATTCTCATTTAGTCTCCTAATATTCTTTTAGGCCGTAGTGTGCTCGGTCATGTTCATTCTGTCTTCGTTTAGGTTACCCATTGCTAGGTTTCTCTGGTTTAACACGGTACTCTTGGTCTTCAAACCAACCGGGTGCTGTAGGGGGTACTATATCTTCCCAATGTCTAACACTTGTGTCGCAACATAGGACTACTAGTTTCTGTATTGGATAACCCTCTGCCCATTTGTGTATTAGTTCTGCATGTTTATGTTGTCTCATCTTATTTCTCCTTATTAATCTGGTTAAAACTTGAACACACCTTGTCGTGCAGTCGCATCTTTTCCAATAGTGCTTCAATCCTGCCTTTCTTCTGCCAGAAATTTAGAGGAGGTTCTTCTTTTAACTTAGCTACCTCTAATGTCAACCTAGTAACTGTGTCATCTAAGCGTTCTACGTGTTTTATTAATTGCTTCCAAGGTTGTTCATCAATAGCTCGTTGCCATTTGTCTTCTGCTTTAGGTTTGATACGGTAATCAGCATTAGTATCATCAAAGTCTGAAAAAGACTCAACGCTATACCAATGCGTATTAAAACGATACTCAACCTCTAGTCCATCCATATAAGCATTTACATATGCCTTTAGTTCATCATTCATCTTCATTCTCTTGTTTTATTTGGTGAGAGTTGGGTAGTTATCTTTTACAAACACCAGCAGTGCTGATAATTAGTTAAAGCCCTTAGTAGGCACTCTCAAGTCCTATTTAAATCACCTTCAGTAACAGCCTAGACATCGGGCAGTTGAAGTTCCTCTTGGAGACTCGTTCCTTAACCGATGCTTCTCTACCGGGGGGTGCCACCCCCAACCTCGTTCGCTTGTGGTGCAGTGGCGGCTTACTAAGGACTTCAGTGTCCCTCACACCATTTGACAGTCTTGTCCTTGTGGTACTTAACGGTACGTCGTACTTATCGGCAACCTCTCTAGCCGTTAGCGTGATACCGTCGGACAACACAAACTCTTTAACCTTGTACAATCGAGACTTTCTAGGTTTTGTCATTGTCGGCTTCCTTCATGTCGTTGGATAAGTACCTTATGTCCTGAAGTGCTATGTCTACAGCACACTTAATGTGCTGTTCTCTGTCGGACCGAGGGTACTCTAGCAGTTCTTGTATTTCTACGAGCGTTGTTACAATACCCTCACACTTAACCTTACATGCTTCGTTGTTGTGTAGTTCCATATGTTTATCGCATCACGATTATCGTTATTAAAAATACAATTATAGTACTTAAAATCCAGCCAACTGCAACATTAGTTCTGTCGGCCACAAAATGTTCAACCGGTATCATTCTGTTTGCCTTAGGGGCTACTCGTTTGTGAGTCACCTTTTTAATAGCCGTCTTACGCTTTGGTTTCTTGACTACTCTAACCGGGGTTTCTAATGCTCGTTTCTTAGTCCAACCTTTATTCATTCTTACGTATACTACTCTTGGGTCTAACCCTGCTTTGCGTGCTTCCGCCGCTATGTTTACTTTACGTTTCATTACTACTCTCCTAGAGTTATGCAGTATTAATTAAGTTAGTGCGCTCCTGCCAAAAGTCCACAGTGGACTCTTACACACTAACGGTTTTACTTCTTTTCCGGTACTGACATCCACACTAACAACCCTATGTACAACATAGAGGCCATCCACAGTACGTTTATCATTAACGCCTTATCCAAGGTCAGACTCTTTGACAGCTAACATACGCTCTCGCTTGTCGTGCGACGTGTTTACTACATATATTAAGTTTTCGCCGATGAGTCGTGCAACTGCTCGCTTCACAGTAGATAGCGACGCCACCGAAAAGTACGGGTGGTTCACTATGCTAGTGATGTTAACTTTACCGCTTTGATGTGTCACATGACACAGCATCGCAAACTCTAGGTCGGTTAACAACTTACCGTCGCTAAGGTGTAACTCATCGTTCATTGTTCTAAGTATTAGTACTTCGTTCCACGCTTTCTTTAATGCTGTTGTGTCTAACATATTGCTCCTTTTTGGTTTATTAATTACATTGTTGTTGAAATCGGCGGCTCGTACTAGCCCATACGCACTGGCTAGAAGGACACCCCCGACTACTATTTCTCCTACGTCGTACACTAGCTGTCCCCCATGGTAAGTCTGTGGGCGACCGCCGCTCTAGTTAGGGCATCAACGTCGATACCTAACTTGTCTACTACGTCTTCCTTTTCCTTTTTAGCCCTAACGACTTTCGCACTTACCTTATCCAAGATGTCTTGGGGTATATACATCTCTAACTCGGGCATTTCTTTTAGGGCTGTGTTAAGTGACGCATGGGATAGCAAGTAATCACGCAACTGAGTGCCTATGCTCCCAAACAAGTCAACAGTTTCGTCGCGTTTTACCTCAGTAGCGAGCCTACGAGTAACCCACTCTTTAATAAGAGGTGTCATGTCTGACTCTTCAACGTCTATCGTATCCCACCTACTAGCATTTGGAGGAAGTTTAAGGGGGTCATCGGTAGGCGAGTCTAGCGTGTATCTAACTGACTTGAAACCCTCGCCTATCTTAAATGATGTCGACATGGAGTCCTCGTGCCTACACCACTCTTTAGGCATTTTGTCCATGAGTTCGGGTGCTGGTTTCCACAACACGCCCTCTACTGCTACACGTACGTCGTCATACAACGGCGTGCCTATATCAATATCTTCTCGTCTGTGCACCCTAGCTAACTCTTCGTCCATCATATTAAGGACTTTACGCTCCACGAGTGCAACTAGTGCATCTGTTCTTCTTACATAAGCCATTTTGCTCTCCTTTCTATATTGTAAACGAAATAGTTAACTTGTGACCACTTCTTATTTTATTTATTAAGTTATCGCGCCTAATTCTGTCGGCTTCGTCTTGGGGCTTAAGGTAATCCGCAACAAATTTCTGTCGGTCTCCTTTACCAAAGTTAACTGGGATAGGCACTCGGCTCACTACACGCCCATTTTCTAAATCGTTCATGAAACTGTTCTCCGACCAAGAAGTGCCACCTACTCGCGTTCTTATCAACGCAGCAACGTAGGCCTTAACCTCCTCAACTTTACTAGGCTCTACTAAGTCTAAGTCTAGGTCCCGGTTCCATTGAGTCACTTTCTGAACCCCGATGTCATACGTTTTTGTTAGAGCCGCTACGAAGTTAGCAGTTTCCCACCCGCAGTCAGCAACGCCGAGGTCAATTGCTTTCACGATGATGTTCTGCTTACGTTTCGACCACATACTTGTGTCTAGTGTTACATCGATGTTACTTATAGACGCGTCCTTTGCTATCGCATACGCATCGTGTACTATTTGTTTGATTGCCATATTATTTCTCCTTTATTTTAATTGCGTTCTTTGACATATAAGAACTCCACTTCATTTAGTTTCCTTGGGTACTCAAACCCTTTAGTCGCTACGTTGTACATAACTTTATCGTCTTGACTTAACTCAGCGATGATGTCACTCGCCGATGAGTCGTACCATGAAGTACCTGCGGTATGTGCCTCTGCCCCCCACCAACTTTTACCCTCGTCGCCTTTCATACGGTGTACAGCAGTAACGGCGGCTCTAACCTCTGTTAGTACCTTACTCATTTGCTTCTTGTACTCCGGGTCGGGTGTCTGTACCTTGATTTTAACTAGGGGTACGGGTAGTCGTTTCTGCCCCGCCCAATACGCACTCGCTCTCATAACGTGGTTGCCTAGCATAGTGTTATCCGTGTGCCTATACCCCTCAAAGACCGCAACAGCGACTTTTCTCTCGTAGTCAATCGCTAAGTGTTGCTGTCCATGTTGAGTTACCCACGCTTTCTTAACGGGTTGCGTACACTCCTTATCCAAGTATAGCGTTGGACAATCTGAGTCGGTCGTCGTAACTAACTGAATGTCGTATTCGGGGTAGTATTTACGATAGTCGGGGTCTGATGTCCCTCTTACCATTAACTCCCCCGACTCGAACTCTACGAACATACCGTTGTTCATGTGGAACGCTTTATACTCGTCCCAACGCCTAACCTTTTCGGGGTAATTACCCGTGTCTTCTTTGAAAAAGTCTTTACTAATCATGGTCTATCTCCTTTGTTATTACTTTCTTCACCGCAAACCTATACTCGGGCATACCGTCAAAGCTACTGTTGTTGCTTTGGTACAGTTCATCTCCCGCTTTGTTCATGGCGTCCTGTTCGCTATCAGCTTCAATTGTTACCACTTCTGATATCACTTGGTCTATCGTCACCTCGTACTTCATGTTTCCTCCTTTGNTTCTTCTATCGCTTTATCTAACGTTTCGTTGACTTGNGCCAACAGTTGAACTTCTGCCTTCATGACTTCTATCGCCACGTCCATACGTCCTGCTGACCTGCCTAAGTAGTACGCACCTATCAGTAACGCCGACCCTATGAGTCCTGCTATCTCTAGTTCCACACTACACCTCCATATCAAATTTAATTACATCACCGAACTTAAAGTCCTCTCGTCCGGTCGTTAGCCAAATAGTATCTACGGCTGGGGCTTCTATGTAGTCTTGGTCACCGTATCCATCTGTGAAATACACTAGGCACTCAACGTCACCGGCGTAGTCTTCTATCCACTTGAACACCGGCTTGAACGATGTACCACCGCCACCTACGGGCTGTAACTTTATCGGTAGGTCGTCCGGTGTGTACTCTGCTGTCCCACCGATACTAGTATCGCAGTACAATACTGTTATCTTCTCAGGTAAGCACGTGTCCACAATCCTATTGATGTGTTCGTTGAAGTACCCTAACTCTTTTGAGTCTAAACTTCCTGACGTATCTACGGCTACAACTAACTCACCCATACGAGCAACGTAGTCAGTTCCGGGCAAGTAGACACCTTGACCAATAAACCTCCGATTCGGTCTATTCCATGAGTAACCGTCTTTAACTTTGGAACTCATGTACCTCTCTAGCTTCTCGTGCCAAGGGGTTTCTACGTTAACCATGTCATCAACCATACGCTCAATAGATGATGGCAGTTTCCCTGATGACTTCGCGGCCTTAGCTGACTGAATTGTATCAATCTTAGATTGGGCTTCTAGTTGGTGNATCTGCGACTCGTCCAAAGGNTTACCGTTGTCGTCGACGGGGTCACCGATGTCGTTGCCGATGCCNCCGCTACCCATGTCGTCGTCGTTTTCATCGTATANTTCTTCTGACGCGTAGTTCCTAGCGTCATGTAGTGTGACGCCNCCATCAATAAAGTCTCCAACGTTTGCTTCTATGAGTGTGTCGTTAATGACTTTGTCACACGCTACGTTCCACGCTTGGTGGTCGCGGTGCTTACGTCTTAGTGCGTGTGCCAACATGTAGTGCATGGCTTCGTGTGCCATCAAGAACATTAAGTTCTTGACTGTTAGGTTCTCGGCGAACGCGGGGTTGATTATCATCTGTCCCGTTGCTGACATACCGGCAGTTGGTACTGCATCTGAATACTGTATCGGTCGCTTAGACACAGCGGTGCCGAAGAACGGGTGGTCTAAAATAAGTAGTGCCTTGGCTTTGCCAACCTTACGCTCTACTTCTGCTTGGTTTATAGTTTCCTCAACTGTTACTGCATTACTCATGGTATCTCCTTTATGGTAAGTCTTTCGTTATCTCTCTACTAATGTTTAGGCGGTACTCGCAGTCAGTACCCATGTAATCGGTTCGGTTGTCATCTATTGACTCGCCTACTAGTGTCAACTCCATGCTCAACGACGTAGTGCCGAAAGAGTCCTCGAACAACCCTAGTAGGTTCTCCCAATAGGCAACCTCGGGGTAGCTGTCGTACCACTTCACGTCCCACCAATTGAACTCCATCATCGTGAACTCGTCCTTCGCACCATAAGTGTACGTGTTACGCTCATGGGACTCGTTCGTCGGCTCACTGAGCGGGTGGAACTCGCTCTCCTTTGGCTTTCCTTGTAGTTTCTCACCGGCAACGAACGCTACTACGTCCTTGGTGTCACCGTATATAAGTATCGATACATCACTTCGGTATCCCATCTTCATTCTCCTTTTTGATTGCGAACTTCGCCATGTCTTTAAGTTCTAGCGGTAACCATTCACCGGTTATCTCATTGTCACAAGCACTACACCACGTATAGTCTGACATATCGGTGACCTCCCACTTTTGTGTGTCGGTATCCCATCTAGCATACCCATCGCGAGATGTGTTGGAACTCCCGCACAGTTCACACACTAACTTCTCTGGGATACTCATACTAGGTTAGCCATCTGACTTACTAGGCTGTCTATCTGTGTAACTGCTTTCTCACGTACCGTTTGACTGCTACGTAACATGTCTTTAC